CGAAAGTTTTTTTGCTTCAACTTGGTCATACTTTACTGATTTATAGTTTGCCATTTTACTTATCCTTGAGTATCCATCCTTGAGTGCTGTCAGTAAATACAAGTGTAAAACCAGCACGTTCAGTCGAAACAATTAAGTCTTCGGCTGCAGCAAGAATGTTAGAACCATTTCGTGCAATGGTAATATTATTCGTATCTGCTGTTGCCGCATAATCAATAAATGAAACCTCATCACCTAAAGTGGGTGATGCAGGGAGTGTTGCAGTAACAGCACCCCCAGAGGTGTCAATGAAGTATCCCTCACCAGCAGTTGCATTGAAGTTTGATGTCTTGACTGCTTGCCAAGATATGCCTCCACCACCCGCATCGCCAGATGCATCTGCACCAATCCACTTTCCTGTGGATGCACTATACTTGAGGAACTTACCATCTACCTTTGCAGTATCTCTCTCAACGTCATCTAGGAACTGTAGATTTACTTCACCACTACCGTAACTCATTTTACCAAACTGTGTAGCAATAGTTCTCTTGAGTGTATTCAGTTCCTCACGAATTAGGTCATATTCAGTTTTTTCAACAACCTCTTCTTTATTGTTGTGTAGATACTCAACACTTTTGGAGATGACTGTTTGTTCTTCTTCTGCAACGGGCTCTTCTTCGACTACCTCTTCTACAGTTTCCTCTACCTCTTCGTACTTGATAACCTTGTCTGGTGTCTTGAAGTCCTTCTTACGCATAACGGTCTTGTTGACAACTTCAAACTCACCGTCTTTGTAATTGATGACTACTGGAAGATTGATATCAGAGGTAAGGTCTTTGAGGACAACTTCGACATCTGGATTCTGTCGAATGTCCTTACCCTTGTTCTTCTGAATTTTCTTGAAGAATCGTTGCAGTTCTGCAACCTTGATTTCTGGTTTGTTTCGTGGGTCATTGAGTCTATCCACAAAATGGCGTGTGAACTCAACATCAATATTATATTTCTTGAGAATACGGTCAGCAAACTTTTCTAGTCCATCGACATCTGACTGTGAGAACTTTTCTTTTACCGTCTCAGGAACTTCAACCTGACTAATTGTAAGTGGTTGTGGTTCTTCAACAAGAGCAACTGGTTCTTCTGCTGGTTTCTCAACAAGGATATCAAAGACGTTTCTCCTTGATACCTTTCTCTCTTCTTTTACCGTCTCTTTGAAATTAAACTTGTATTCTACAGGTTCCTTTACCTCTTCGACAATAGGTTCCTGTTTTGGTTCTTCTTTCAAAAAACCAAATATATCTGGTCGGGAAGTTTTCTGGGATGAGGACTCTACTACCTCAACAAAATCCTTCCGTTTCTTCATTAGGTGATATACATGTTAAGTTCATATCTCTTATTGTCGAGATTGGCAACTTGAATATGTACCCTTTGCTTCTTGTCGGTATCTAGGATATAACTGTTAGTCTTACCAGAACTTGGTTTTCTAGGACCACTTGCAACCTTGCTGTCAATCTCACTAGGTTGTACAGTGTATCCCTTGCTCTTTGCAAACTTGTATGCATGTTGCATGGCACCAGAAAAAGTCTTGTGATACAGTTCATATCCAGTTGCAGACTTCTGGGCGTTCAGTGCAGCCATTGGTTTTGTGGTATCATAACCCGCACCATATGCCATCTCTGAAGTTACCTTCTTGACGAACTTAGACTCTTTCTTTGCAGCACGTCTCTCTCTTGCCGCCTCAAGTTTTGCACGATGTTCACGATATGCCTTGGTTCGTGCATCATAGAGTGCGTCTCTCTTCTTTTTCTTCTTATCCATAACTGCATCTGGTGGCATAGAAACGTCACCACTGCTTGCGTTGTTTGCGGGTGCATCCTCTTCAATTCCAGAATATGGTGAAACCTCTGTCCAGCGTTTCATTTTATGTCCTCCAAACTGACGTATATCTTTTCTTGTGTCTTAACATGAACAATGGGGAAAATCTCCACTCCAAGAACAGTATCAACAGGTGGTTCATCGTCATATGCAATCACCTTGTCTCCTGCCTTCGCAGTAAGTTCTTCCTCTTCATTATTTAGAATATCGTTGACTAGTGTGTACTCTCCCTTTGGAAGTACCTCACCAAATCCTACAACCTCTTCCATGATGGTATCATCAATCTCGTATCCCTGTTCCTTGAGATACTTCATGAACTCCCTCTCAAATACATCAGGGTCATCTACCGATTCCTTGAATGTGTCTTTGAGTAGAAACAGGGCTGCAGCATAGGTTCCTAGTCTTGTTCTAAGACCAGGCACCTTGTCAAAAATTTTCTTGATGTTGAAAACCAGTTTATGCAGAATGGTGTATGCGTTCTTCTCTTCAGATGTGCGAAGAGGCTCTGGTTTAGTTTGTCTTACACCATTCTTGGGCGGAGGCATAACACGATTACCCTTTGCATCAATGATGCCGAGTTTATATGCCTCTGTCTTATCAAAGGGAGTGACAAGTAGTTTTATGAATCTGTATGTTACAAATAAGTCTATCGCTCTACCCATTAAACTCGTTTCCTTAATATTTCTAATACATGTGGATCAGTTTCGATACTCTTCAACTCATCCTCTCTAATCATATTTAGAAATACTAGGAAAGACTTTAATGTGTTAAGGTATTCCTTTTGAGTTTTAAAGAGCAGTAGTGTCACACATGCGTCATTACCAAATAGGTTTCTCAATATAATAATGTGGTTGAGAAGTAACCTCTCCTTCAATACACTCGTAGTCTTATACTTTTTAAGAAGACGTTTAATATACTTAAACCTCTTCATATCATCATGAAATTCTTTTTCACCTTCACACTGAGGATTTTCATAATGTCTTATTGCATACATCATGAAATTGTCTTGGGTTATCTTCTCATACATCCTTATTTAACTGAAGCAGTTAACTTATATGAATTTCCTTCAGCCATTTCGTAACCAATAACTAGTGTAAGACCACCTTCTTTGACATGAGAAATACCATCGTCTTCCTCAAACTCATCAAAGGGTGTATCTGTACTCTTACCAAATCGACCCGCACCGACACTCAAAGGTAACTCAAAAGAACCACTTTCACCTTCCATTACTGGCACCTCACCAAAGGTGAGCTGGATTTTACTAAGACTATTTCTTAGAACTCCAATTGCTTGTTCTGGGAAAATGTGCTTGTCACAGATTGTTCCCACAAAAGAATTTAGTGCGCGAATAACTGCGGGATTTGAATAGTCTTGCATGTTTAGGTTGGTTGCAGCATCGGCAGTTGGACCACCAGATAATCTACCATGACCTTCTGTTACGACTTTCTTAAATCTTTTCATTTTAGTCATCCTTGGGTTCTACGTCTGAAGGTAGAGTATCAAAGACTCTCTCTTCTAGAACTTGAACCTTCTTCTTTGATTTTTTGGGTGCAGGTTTCTCTTCTACCTGTGGGGTAACTGTCTCAATAAGAGCACCGCCAGCACCGTATCTTTTTCCATCATCTCTTGCCATAATTGTCTCCAAATATGGGTGGGGGGACGAACCCCCCACACCAAATTAATATTAGGAAATAACTGGACCAGTACCGAGGTCGCCTGTAGCGCCTGTACCGTGACCAATCACTGCCCAACCGTCTGTACCTGTCCACTGTAGTGTGACAGATTCACCAACTGCGTTGAAGGTGATTGTTGCTGCTGAACCAATTGTTGTTGTGAGGTCAACGTCAACTGTGTTTGACACATCCTTAGCAACAATCATGTGAATCTGACCAACGATTGTTGCATCAGCAAGAGTTGTCTGAACAGTAGCACTTGCACCATTTAGAATATGAATACCCTTTGTGATGTCAAGAGCACCGTCAGCGGTTACTGTCTCTGCGGTATTTGTTGCAAGGGGAACGGGGATGTAGTTAAACACGTTTGCAACAGAAACCTTCTTGTTGATTGGTGTACCACTTGGGTCATCAACAACGTGGAAAAGGTCAGCGGTAGCAATACCTGTAGAAAGGTCTGTTAGTGCTGTAATCTTCTTGTCTGCCATTTTGGCTTCTCCTTATATAAACCCACACTATCGTGGGAATGTTACTGAGGACATGAACGCATCATTCCTCATCACTTGTTTCATCATTAATTTCTTGAAGGAACGCCTCGCACTGTTGGTATGCTCCCAACAGTGCGTTTAGCGTTGCCTTATCATCCATAATCTGCTTCTCAGCATTTGCAATTCGTTCTCGTACAGACTTTACATCCTCTACTAGAACTTCCATGCGATTCTTAATCATCTCTTCGTCAATCATAATATCTCCATTATAAAGTTTAGTTAACTATTATGCAGTAACAGTAACGGTTCCAGCAGCAGTACCCTGTGCAGCACTAATGGCAAGTTCAGCGTTGGTTGATGTACCAGCATCCTTAATTGTACCACTGTTTAGTGCAACACTCTGTGCTCCAACGGAAAGAACGTCATCTGCGTTTGTTGCGGCGTCGGCAGCAGCAATTGCAAGTGTGAACAGAAGTTCGTTTGTTCCAGTACCAGAGGCATAAGATAGGGTGTGTGGTCCACGACCTGTACCTGTACCTTCGTTACCATTGGTAATAGAAATTGTTGGTGTACCACCTGTTGTGACAACATCAACTGCCTCATTGTATCGAACCGTAACACTGAGTGTAAATCCATCGGACTTATCAGCAACAGTGGTATTGAGGTCAACACTGTCAATTGTAGCAGCACCAAGTGAGGTAGTGAGGTCACCGATTGCAACTAGAACCTCTGGGTCTGCACTTGTATTATCGTTACCAGAGGAAGCACTCCCTGCTTCACGAACCCAACCGGCTGTGGTTGCATATACTTCTTTCTTCTCTGCTGTAGTTAGATTTTTTGGTTTGGACTCATCTGAGTCCGAAGCTCCCCATAAACCCATCGTTTTTCTCCTTAACTATAGAGTTTGTTGTCTATTTATACTATTTAAACCCCAGACGTTTTAGTTCTGCAATAGTTTTACTCACGTTAGTGTGGTGGATACCGATTCCACCTTTGGCTTCCCACTCGTTAATATTCTTGATATAATCATCAATCAATACATTTGGTTTACCATTCGTCGTCGCATACTTCTGTTTATCAGAACGCATAACAAGATTAATCTTACCACGTTTAATCTTTGTATTCTTGGACAACCATTTCAGTTTTCCATTCCGTGAAGTTCCATCACGGTTAGAATATGCAGATAGGATTTCAGTATCATACTTACTGATAAAATCCCACAAACGTTTACCACCAGATAACCATGAAAGATTTGCCCAAAAACCTTTTGTGTTTGCAATCTTGTTCCAACGTTGATCTTTATCGGCAGTTGCAAAAGGTTCGCCAATTGCGTCCTCTGCACCACCAATAAAGTCAACAAGAACTTGATCCATATCACAAAAGATAGTAGGTAACTCTTCTTCTGAAATCTGCCTTACTTCAAGTAGTGTCTTCACTTTCCGTCTTTCATCTCAGGGTCAACAGCAACATCAGCAACCTTTCCACCTGTCATGGACTTCTTGCCTTTTACTGGTGCTATTTTATCATCTTCCTCAGATTTGTCAAGTACCTTTTCGTCTAAACCCCAAACTTTTGCAAGTGCTTCCTTCATGGATGCCTGCTTATATGCATTTGCAGAACCCCATGTTAGATGCTGGCCAGGAGTTAGGTCTAGTGCATGGTCACGATACTCGTCTGTACCGATCTCATAGGACTCATCAACATTCTTCTTTGCCTTTAGAACCTCTTTACCCTTGTGGTCCTTATTATGGTTTTCATGTTTCTCTGCAACAGTTACCTTAAGTTCGTTGATTGAGACACCCTTTTCAATACCATGTTCGAACATGACATCATACCATGCAATTTCACCATTCTCATCTGGATCAGCATGTTGACCGTGAACAGGTTGTCCAGTACCCCAATCCTCATGTACAACATTCTTTGCACATAGGTGTTGACTGTTTGCGGGGTTATCTGTCTTGTCTTCTAGACCCTCATTCTTAACTGCCTTTGAAACAGTCTTACGACGATTATGTAGATACTCATCAGAATCATCTACATCACCGTCATTGTCGATGTCCTTGTCCTTGCGGTCATCGAAGTCCTTCTTGAGTGCCTTTGGATTCACCTTATCCATTGACTCACTTTTCTTTGCGGCCTCTGCCCAGACATTGAGGACAGAAGACTCAAGGGTTCCTTCTTTTGTATCAAAATACTTCTTACCCATTTTTATTCTCCTTGATTTTTCTATCAATCCTGTCTAGGATAGATTCTTTTTTGGGTTTTTCTCCACGTTCTTTCTTAGAGATTGCAATGGCGGCCTGTTGTGCAGGGGACACTGCTTCCTTAAGTGCATTTAACATATCACGATAAGACTTACCAACCTTTGACTGAAACTTCTCTTTGTCAGCGGGTTTACGCATTGCGTTGTATTTCTGTTGAACTGCGATTGCCATCTTTGCAGGAATTTTGACCTTCTTTCCATCTTGGAATTCAACATCAAACCTTCCTTTTAGTGACTGTGCCTTTCTCATCTGCATCATAATATTCTTTGATGCAGCCTTCTTGTCATCGTCAGTTGCATCGTCGTCTTTTGAGAATGCACGTTGTAACATGTCTGGGTCACGGCGCATTGCACGGCGAGCATCAGCAGATGCAGATGCTTCTTCAATCTCAACTTGTTCTTCAACTTTTCCAGATTTGTTAAGGTATGGTCCAGCAATTTTAGTTTGAATAGCATAACCCCTGTCATATTCACGAACTCTTCCTTTTGGTGCGAATTTCTTCATATGTGCTTCAGCATCTTTACGGTCTTTGAAATATGCAACACCCTTGTACTCTTTGACTTTTTCATCAAGTTCAACTTCTTCCTTGTGGACCTTCTGAAGATGATTGATAAGAGAGTCGATATCATTACCTACCCACTGACCTTTCATACCCTTCATGTTTGCAACGAAGTTGTCTGCGTCATCGTCATATGAGAAGTCACCAAGTTTCTTACCATTCTGCATAATAGCATGAACACCACTCTTGCCTCGCATAAGTTCGAAAGGACCAGACTTGACTGACTTGGCACCCTTCTGCCACTGGTCACCCATCTTACCTTCTTCAATGACGATGGGTTTACCTTGTTCAAGTTCAACTTCTTCTTGCATTTTTCTAATCTCTGCACCTTTCATATCATGTTTTGAGATAAGTCGGGTAATGGCCAATTGACTAACAAATGGAATATCTGCTTTGACAAGTTGAATTAGTGCTTGTTTATCATCATCAACTTTGTCCATAATTGAACTTAATTTTTTACCAGAATCCATGCTTATCTTTTTACCACGCATTGGTTCATATGCCTTTTTCAAAGTAGCAATTTGACTTGCACTCATCTTTGCTTCATCAAGTTCAACTTCTTCTTTCACTCCTGCCAATTTATATGCTGCATTAGCAAGTTGAGTGACTTTCATTTTCCTCATCTTGTCTTGATTTTGCTTGTTTACCTTATTAAAGATATTCATAATTAATGATGCGGTAAATGTATCAACCATTACACCATCAATCTTCATTGCTTGTTTGTCATCAACAACCTTTTGAATTTTATCAATCGTTCCACCAAACGCAGAACCACCTACCTCATCAAGTTCAGTCTCTTCATTCTGTCTACGAAGAACTGCACGAACTTGTGGGTGGTCTGATAGACCAGGCTTAATCTTGTCAATTGCATCAGCAGCACCTGTCATGTTACCACCCTTGTAACGTTTGTCAGATGCAATACCGATTGCCATCTTAATTTCTTTTGCAGAGAACTTTGCTTCATCAAGGTCAACTTCTTCCTTCTTCACCATGTTGGTTGCAGTGGCCATCTTGACTTGCATCCACTGGTCACCATAACGCTTCTTGAAATCATCATCAGGAAGGTCTTTTGCAATCTCTTCTCTACGCTTCTCTTCGTCAGGAGTTAATTCTCTTTCTAAGAGAGATGCCTCACGCATTAGATTCATGAGTTCTAGAGTGTCTTTCATTGATTGTCTGTAACTAGTCATTTTCTTTTATCTCCAAGACGAGAGCGCCATCGCCCTTTATTAGTCTATGATAAGTGTTTTTCTCAATGTACAAACTGTCACCCATTATTAATTTTCTGGGAAGTTCGTTATCATACTGAAATTGCCAACCTGATCCTTTTATTACCCTTACCAACCTATTCTTTTTATCTCTATGCCAAATTAATTCATCTTCATGGACGAAGGATTCAAACGTTCTTATTATTTTGTCCTCTACATATTTATCATCATAAGGATTTACCAAAAGAAGTTTCCTCCACCAGAAAGTCCAAGTTGTGACGCATATCTTGGTAGATTACAAGCCCAATATGCGGCTTTTGTCTTGTCTTTCTGTTGGTCACACTTATGACGAGCAGCAAATGACTTTCTTGCTTCTGGATCATCCAGTTTCACCTTTAGACCTGTTGTGTCACCCCATGTAACCTTCTTGACGTTACCTGTTGATGGGTCACGCACATACACATAGTATTTCTTTGGACCACCAGCCTTTGGTTTATTGAGTTCTGGTTCTTCTTCTTCCATCATAGGACACTCTAGAGGAACGACCTGTTCTTCATAAGTTGCAAACTTACCAAGGTCACCTTCCATGAGTTCCTTGTCAAAACCAGTAACTTCTAGACGACCTTCATTATACATCTTTCGCATATTAGTGAAATACTCAAAGTATGCTTCAGAACCTACACGATACTGGTTGTTTTCGATGAGAATGGATTCTGTCTCACAGTCCTCACAACATGCCTCTTCCTGTGCTTTCTGAATCTGGTCTGGTGTGGGTGCGCCCTTCTCACCCCTCTTTCTCATCTTCTCACCAGAACCACTCTTGATTCTTTCACGCTTCTTGCGAATGTTGTCCCATAGACCCTCACCAAACATTCCCTCTGCATAATATTCGTTCTTTGGATCAGCATCACCACTCTCGTCGGGCCACCAATCAACCTCAAACTTCTCACCGTTATCAAATTTTCTTGTCATGCTAAGAATGCGTTTTTCGTACTCTTCCTTGCTGGGTGTAACTCTCTTTGCCACAACATCAAGAACATAGTTGAGTGTCGTTGCATTTGCGGTTAAAGAACCACATCTTGCGCCAACTTCTCCCTTAAGATAGTCAATGAGAATACTACCACTGGACTTTGCAAGTGGTTCAGCATATTCTTCTGGCACCTGTAAGTCGATGTAACAATAAACGAAATCGTAGTGTGGTGCAGGAGAACCATGAAGAATGTATTCATCCTTTACAACAATACGTTTAAAACCGTCTTTTGCAACCCAACACAATTCAGAGTCAGTCATCTCGTCGGGTGGACCAAATGTTTGTTCTAAGTGTTTAGCGTATTTCACTGGTTCCTCGTGAACCCAGTTGTTATAATCTTCACGAAATAGACCCTCATCAATTTCATCTAGTGCTTCTAGAACATCTGGATGATACTGGAATGCACCCTTCACTTCATGTTCTGGAAATTCCTTTGCAAACATAAGTGCAGAGTAACCACTCATTGTACTTGGTTTCCAACTCTCACCAAGGTCAACAGACTCACTCTTACCTTTGTGTTGTTTCCAAAGGTCTGCATCAGCAGTCGTTCTGGTTTTACCGCCCGTCGCGAAGCTGTTCACTCTAGCATGTCCCCACTGCTCTGGGGTTGTGCCGGGTCTATGTCCTGTGCGCCACGCAGCAACACCACGTTTATAAACCTGTTTCAAAATAGAAAATGAAATTCCTGTCTTCTCTGCTTTTTTTCTAAGAGACGCATCTGCTGCACTTTCACGCAATCTTGGTTCTCTGCGATTGATTGATGGGTCTTCATTGCGAAGGTTATCAGGTTCATTGTTCAGAGGATTATTGTCCTTGTGTCCAACATCCATACCCTTAACTGCTTTGTCACCCATTGCCCTACGAGCCTTGTTGCGTGATGAACGTCTCTCAATCTGTTCTGGACGGCTATGATATAAATCGTACTCGCGGCGGTAGTTACGTTCCTCGTCATAAAGGTCTGGAAATTTCTTTTTCATTTTCTGAGTATACTGAGATGGTTTAGTCTTTGCAGTTGCATCGCCTGGTGCGGGTTTATATGCACTAGGATCGTTATCATCCTTTTTCGCACCCTTTTCAAAGTGACGAGCACGGTCATCCTTTGTGCCTTTGCCAATGCCAGAGAAGTATTTTTTCGGCTGTGAGCCGTCTCTAGAGCTGATATCTTTGTCCTGTTTTACTGCCTCTGCAAATGATGGTAGATAGTTTGCACGAAGTTCCTTTGGTAACTTACCCTGCATAACAAGATCATTAATGTATGAGATAAGAGTGCGGGGATTCACACCTCTATATTGTAATGCAATTTGAGCTGCAGCAAGATTAGGTTTCCCTTTAAATTCTGGTTTCTTTGCGAGATCAACATATTGCTTGGCCATTTTTTCGAATTCTCTTGGTGCGGCCCTTTTCTGAATTTTACTACCCAAAGCACTATACCAAGCACGTTCATCAATTTGATGTAGGAATGCTTTGTGGAACTTACCATCTTTATCAACAAAGGAAAGATAGTTTGTCCCTCTACGAACCACTTCACCACTGAAACCATTTGCCTCTACGATGTCTCCAATGTTACCCCATTCACCTCGTAGGTATGAATCACGCAAGGAATCATAATCTGAATCTATGATGAGGTCTTCTTTGACTTCACGGACACCCATTGCTTTGCGAACTTCAAGATAGAGTTTCTGAGCATCAGTTTCTTTGAGTGGACTTCCTTTTTTAAAAGTATCAAAATCTCCTGATTGTGCAGCCTGCCTCATGACTGACGCACTGATGGCTTCGGTAGGATCAGAGCTGTCAGGATCGCGCTCTCCACTGGATACAACCTTTACTCCATCTGGGAAGTCGAATACCACTTTTCCTGCTTTATCAGGTTTCCCGTTGTATCGGTCAAGTAGGGTTTGGAATTCTTTTATTCTATCACTTCCGGCCACCATTATTAGTTGAGTAAATCCCTCTTTATACAACTTTTCGGCGGCCTGAATAAATGTTTTAACTTCTTTGTCTGCCATAATAGACTTAGCATGTTTACTTCCAAATGACTTCCTGGCCCAAGCGATTTTCTTGGGCCAACTGAGTGGGTCCTTTGGCCCAACTGTCTGACTCAAGTAAATCCTATATGGATTACTTCCAGCAACAGACTTTACTTTGTCTGCGAGCTTGAGGTGTCCGATTGTCGGAGGGTTCATTCTGCCGAAGGCCATTACTACAACCTTAGATTGAACTTCTGCTAACTCTTTAAACTTTTTCATTTGAGTAATCCGTTATATTTTACAGACAAACTAAACTGACCTAGTTTTTTCTGCCCAGCATGTCCTGCCTTGTTAGTTCTTATTGACATATTCATTGTCAAGACTTCATCATTAGATTTTAACTCAATAAACCAATTCTGTTTTGAAGTGGTGCTTTTGTATGCCCTAACAAATTTAACTTGTGGAAGAAATACACCAACCGCATCTTTATCTGTAACCTCTTCATAACTATTATTTATTGCTTTAATAACAAGGGTTGGTACATCAGGTGCATCCCGTAAAACTTCTGTTTTAATGTAATCTAGGGATTTTTGCTTACTAGAGTTAAATAAGGAAACAACGCCATCTCGCATAATTTCAAGATATTGATTATATAATTTCTCGTATTCTGCGTTGTTTTTCTTGTCAAAATCTCTTAGAACTTTTTGAGTAGTTCTATCTTTCGTAAATTTGTTGACAGGAGGCATACCATCAATTTTAGAATACACTTGACTATATGCTGTTTTCATCAATCCATCAAGTCTTCTTTTCTCACCAAATGCGTTAAATATTGGAGTCACATATGTATTTAATTGTGGTTCAGAAGTTTTCTTTCCACCAGCTTTAAGACTTACACCTAGTTTGGCACCGTCATTATATTCTATAAACATATCGCCGGGATGGTTTTTAGGAACACCAGATGGTTTCTGTCTATAACCCCAGAAAACACTTCTAATTGGTTTTTCTGTAGCAGAGTCTTTTAGAAACTGATATATGCCGATTGCATTCTGCATCTTTTCCTCAAACTTTGAGGATGTATCTGCTTTGTTGATTGTTTCCTGTGCCGCAGCAACATCTTTTGACCCAACACAGTTTAGTTTAGAAACATCGACTCCCAATAGAAATTCGTGAAAAGATTGTGCATCAGATGGCACATGGTTTAGTTCAAAGGCAATGCAAGGGAATAATTCTGTGATACTGGCATTTAGTGTTGTCTCTGCCATGCCACCAGACATAGGTTTTACAAATATACGAAAGTTCTTACCTTCATGGGTTCCGTCGATGGGGTCAACACTAGAACTGCCGGAACCTAGTTGAGCAGTAATCCCTGCTTGACGAAGATTTCTTAAAATCTCATCTCTATCTGTCTCTCTGTCTTTTGAACGGACAATAATGACATCTCTTTTTGTGGATGATTGTCTTTCATTTTTTTCGTGGTCTAAACCACCAAACACATCTTTGGGGATGGTTATTTGCTCGTTCAAAAATCCTTGAATTTTATCTAGAGGACTTTCTAGATGAATTCTAGGTTTTATCTGTCTAGCAAAGGCGCTTATACCAGCCATATCTTATTCCCTTTTCGATTTATCCATATATAACAAAGACAGAGAAGGGTTGCAACCCCACTCTGTCTCTATTTATAACCGATTAGTATTATAGTTTTAGTCAGACTCGTCCACTACACTCTGTTCATCATCATTAGGCGTTAAATAAACGCCTCTAGGCTTCCCTGCTCAACTTTATAGTTCATCAGCAAAAGTTCTTTACGGTCTTTCTGTTTCTCCATATATTCTCCTACAGAACGCATAGTATAAGTCCAATCAAGTTCTACCTGTTCCCAACCATCAAATCGGTCTTTCACAGATTGGTCTGCATTGTAACTAATCATACAGTCCATACCAGACTCGTTACAGTGTTTCGCGAAAAGGTCATGGTCAAATCCCTCATGCATGGACCCACGCTTACCATAAAGATTATTTGAATTCTGCTTATCTAGAGAATATGGGGGGTCTAGATAGGCGAAGGAATTATCAGGTTTCTCCAACAACACACTATAGTCTTCGTTTGTAATCTTCCAGTTGCGTATCAACTTTTGGAACGATGCAAGTTTCATTATGTTCTGTCTGGTAAAAGTCATCTCATGAGAAGACTCAGAAAATGTTCCTGTCTCTGTTAGACCACTGAAACTGTTTTTGTTCGCATAGTAGAATGCAACTGCCTTGTCAAACTTACTGCTTGTATCATCGTTGATGATTTCTTTCTGTTCACCAAGAGTGGTCTTGGCTACTTCACTACTCACACAACTGTCTTTGATTTCTAGAAGGCGTTCAGACATATCTGCGCCACTGCTCTGTAGTTGAGTCCAGAAGTTGTAGAGTGCGGGATACAGGTCATTTACCCAGATACGCATGTCTGGATAACGCTTCGTAATCTCAATAGGAAAACTACCACCACCAAGAAATGGTTCGCGCCATTCCTCGTAGTTTCTCATGTCTGGAAGATATTCATAGAGAAGGTCGGTCCATTTGGATTTACCGCCGGGATATCTTAGAGGTGTAGTTAATGTCGATTTCATATTAAAGAGTATTGTATATCAGTTTTGATTAATTGTCAAGGGACATAGGAGTAGTAATTAAATATTTTCTCTGTGGGTTTACCATAACATTTAAGACTCTCATCAGTTTGCGATTGAGAAGAACATCTGTCCCAAGTCTGTCTCTGTTATCTAATCCAAATTCAATCTTGCCATAGTTTGAACCTGCAAACTCAAATTCAAGTTCAACAACGTATCTTTCATCTTCACCAGCACCTGTAACAGAAACGTATTCACCAATAATGTTTGTGGTTATAGTTTTACCACTGCTCGTAAAAGTTATCTTTTTACCATTAACCTTAACGTCTTCGGCGTGAAGAACTGGATACTTATAATTTCCTGTATCAAATTTACCTGTCAAATCACCAAAAGGTTTTACCGTTACAACTTCTTCCCATCCACATTCAGTTGGGACTGTATACCTTACCTTTGGATTACTAAAGTGTGTTAGGACATCTTTCACAATATTCTTGTTATTTGCTTCTTCAATATTTTCAGTGCCAGGGCTACTATTCACCTCTAGAATATATGGTGGTTTTGTTTTGGGGTTGTCTGAAGGAATAAAATCCACGCCAGTGAATAGTCCACCAATTGCTTTAGCAGCAAGAATGCATTGCTCCTTCTCTAAAGGCGTTAGATCGTATTGTCGAACCTTTGCACCCTGACTTGCATTACTTCTAAAATCACCCTCAATTACATCTCTTCTCATTGTCGCAATAACTTTACCACCAAGAACTAAAACACGAACATCAAACTCCGATTTAATATATTCTTGAATAAGAATATCTGTATCTTTATCCTGTTTGTAAAGCAACTGCACCAGAGAAGTTAGAGCACGTTCAGACTCTACAAACAAAACACCAACTCCCTTTGAACCCCTAAGAGTTTTCAAAATAATTGGAAATTTTGTATCTAGTTCTTCAATCGATTTTTCAATGGTTTCTTCGTTTGGAATAAGAACAGTGCTTGGTTGAGTCAGACCAAAATCTTTTAGTCTAAGATAAGAACGATACTTATCACTAGCAACCTCAGTAACATCTCTGCTGTTTATAACACAATATCCAGCTCGTTGAAGTTCAGAGATGAGATCAAGGTAAGAATCTTTTTCGGGTGTTCCTCGCACAAAAATTACTGTATCGCTAGGACTGATTTCAAAACCAGTATCATCGTCCTGTTTATGAATAGTTCTACGTCCATTATCATAAACAGTATAGGTTCCATCCATAGGAACAACATAGAACGGGTACTTTAAATTTTTTGCTTCTTGCTCCATGCGTTTCGCAGTTATTGCTTTATCTCCAAGTTCATTAGAGATTACAACAACCCGATAACTTTCCTGTTTTTCTTCAGTGACGTAAGAGCGAAACTTATCCATTACTCTTTTTAGCCCCTATGCTATATTTTGTCTCCAAAGTCCACTCGTTCTTTTCTTTATAGGATAATACTTTGATTTGACTTAGAGGTGCAGTCTCACCCAGTTCACCAACGATATTCACAAGTCCCCAATCCTGTAATAGTTTAGCAATTGTATTACGTCTTGCAATATCATTACTTGCAATACTTGACTTTTTTCCGTCGAGGGCAAATAATTCAAGGAAGCTCACAATGAAATAGCGTCCTTGCTTATGCAGTATGTGGCATGATTGATATAGTGTTCGTTCTTTTCTTGAAGCAACACCAATGCGGGAAAGTGTCTCACGAACCTTTAGAAAGTCATCTGGTTCTTTGAGAGTAATCTCAAGCATCTGCTCCTGTGTCCAATTAATCTGTTCTTCTTCACTCATTTTCTCACTCCACCTTTATTTAATTTTTTCTTTATGGTGGCGATTTGTTCATCCGTTAGAATATCAAGAGCCTGTTTTGCTTTCTCGTTACTGTAATTGTAATACTCTTTCACATCCTCTAGATTATCTAGTTTATTCGCCTTCAACCAAGGCGTAAAACGTCGCCTCGACCTTACACTATTTAGTAGAAAGTCGAACTGTAGTTTCTTATCTAGGTGTGGTAGTTGGTTAATCTCATTCACCAACATGATGGTATCTTGAAACGGATAAACGCACTTATTTACGATAAATGGTGGGTATTTTTTCTCCCATTCCTCATCTTCACTATCTAGAAGTCTTTCCTTCGTGTGATTGATAGCATTAAGATAGTCCTTCAACTCTGGCATAAAACTGTTCCTCACGATTAGCGTCCTCAATCATGAGCAGTTCATCTCGTAACTGCCCATCTTGAAGACTCATA